TCCAGTAAAACAACTGGAGATCGGTGTTAAACACTGTGGTGGCGTCGTCGCCGGATCTGCGGCGCCCGCGAAAAACAACGACGATGTTTCCCAATCGAATGCTTGTTTCATTCAAGTCGGCAGCAAGCAATTTGTCGTTAGTGTCTGGGCAGACGGCACGCTTGAAACGCATGCAGCCGTCGTTTTGCCAGTCCTGAACGCGCGCGTCGAAACGCGCGAAATCACCTGATGCTATGCGAATCACCTGATCATGACCCCCGCCAACAAAGGCGCGGGCCTCCTCAAAGAGTTCGCCAAGACCGATGGGATCATGCCCCACGGCATAATAGACTTGAAGATGGATTGGTCCCACCCGGGTTGAGAAACACCGGGCGGCGGATTGGGCGTCGTTTAATGCCGAAAGGGAGGGACCGAATAAGTGGCCTAGCGACGAGTCGCTTTCCATAATTGGGCGAGGGTCCGCATTCCCACGCCCGAATTCGTCGAGTCCTTTCCCAGTGAGCTCTCGTTTGACGAAGAGTCGATGGGCCATGCGTGGGGTGCGCCCCGCGCCGGCTAATTTCTTCCGTTTCTTCTCGCCGGTGTACTTATCCAGCCACGTGCTCGGAAGCAGTGGTTGAATAGGCCCGCCAATGGTCGCGTTGACCACGCCTGCAATCTCGTCGACCAGCTCATCGAAGCCTTCGGGCTTCGGTACATCGACGTGTGGTGCTTCCGATCGTGTGTAATACACAGCCTTCTGAGTGCGTTCACAATTGTGGAAGACGTATGTCTCCACTGGGAACGGTACCAATGGCTGGATGCCCTTAGCGGCGTGTTGCTTGGAGCATTCGCCGATGGGGTGGATTGAATCGGTAACACAGACTGAGTCTTGGCGTTGGCCGTAGTTACGGTAACCCCCAAATAAGCGCGAGAACAACGAAGTGTTCCATTGATCACGCCAATTTTGAGGCACGTGTTCGGGCGGGGAAGGCGTCGCAGGCCCGTACCATGAACGGTCCAGGCGACGCCACCAAGTGCGAAAAGAATGGACGAAATCATATATCGTCCAACGCCAACCGAGAAGCATGTTGCTTTCGGCTGCGGGTTGCGGCCGTCCGGTCAAGATGAAAAACATCGAGGCGGCCGCGGCGAGGAACTTGGCCCATTTGTCGGAGGTATTCGCTTGGAATCGTCGTACCGACTTAGTGTTGGCCATTTTCTTGCATAACAAGACCAGCATTGCTGCTGCTGAAAGGAGGAGAAGGTGGTTGGTCACTGGATGGAGGTTGAAAATCGGCGTTTTGGATTTTGAAAGCCTGGCGTTTGCTCGACGTCCCGGTGTTTCCAAGAACCCACCGGTGTAGTACCATAAGCGATAACTCCAGATCGAAGAAAAGGAGTCAGTGTTATCGTAGATGGCGTCGACGAATTTGCTCTTAGCTTCGAGAGCCTCACGCACGGCGGACCCGACACTATCGACATTTGAGTCGTTGAGGTCTCGGGCTGCGTTGAACATGAGGTTGGCAGCGAAGTTGTCTTCACCACTGCTCAAAGCGGTCTTGATCGCAGTCAATGCTAGGCGTTTCTCCGCTGTAACGCGCAAATTAATGCGCTGGCGGATCTCAACCATCTGGGTACACATCGCCTG